AGATCATCGTCGGCAAACTGGTGAACCAAAGTGATACGGCGACCCACTTGTCGAGCGCGCCATCCCACGCACCCTGTAGCAGGTCGATGCCTTTTTGCTTCAACGTGGTCGTAACATCGCCAATGAAATCAACTGCTTTGCCGGGGAGCGAGGCAATCCAGGTTATGACGCTGTCCCACGTAGTGATTGCGCCATTCCACAGGCCAGAAATCAAGTCGCCGCCCTTGTCGAGCAACGTACTGGACGTATCGCCGATCCATTCGAGCGCGTCAGCTGACAGTCCACCGATCCACGTGAGGGCAGAGTCCCAAATGCCGACCGCGCCATCCCAGATCGCCTGTATCCATTCACCGCCTTTCGAGATCAGCCCGCTCAGGTCGGTGCCGAGCGCGGCAAGCAGCATCGACGGGAGCAACGTGATCCACGATATGAGGGCGTTGAACGCGTTGACAGCAACGGATTTCAGCGCCTCCCATGCAGCGCCCCAATCACCGGCAAACACGGCCTTGACGAAATCCACCAACGAGGTCAGCACGGCGATAACGTTCTGGATGTGATCTTTGATCGGTTCCAGCGCGCGCATGAACGCCTCGAACGCGCCAATGGCAACGTCCTTGATGACCGATGCAACGGTGTTGACGATATTCCGGAACCCCTCGAAATGGGTGTAGGCGTAGATCAGCCCGGCGGCCAACAAGGCTATCGCCACGACCACCAGTCCGATCGGTGACACCAGGAACCCGATGACCGCGATGAGCGCGCTCAATCCGGGCAGCAACATGCCGATGATCAGCAGCACCGGCCCGATAGCGGCGGCAACTGCTGCGATACCGAGCACCCATTTGCGCTGGGTGTCGGTCAGGTTCTCGATCCAATCAACCATTTTGGAAAAGCCGTTCAGCAGCTTGTTCACATACGGCAGCAGCAAGCGTCCAAACGTCGTGGCAGCATTCTTCGCACGCGCGGTCATAATCGCCAGACGCCCAGCCGTGGTGTCCGTTTCGCGGGCGAACTGGCCCTGCGAATCGGCGGTCTGGGCCATGATCAGGTTGTAGCGGGCCTGCGTTTTGTCGGCCTCCGTCACCTCGGTACGGCCATTCGCAATAGCGACGTTCATCGCCTCTTGCGACACCATCGCCTCGGTCAGGTTGATGTTGTACTTATCCACGGCCTCATAGTTGCCACGCAGCGCCGAGGTCAGCGCGTCAGCGGCTTCGTCCGGCGATCCGCCCCACATAGCGGACAGGTCGGCTGATAACTGCGTGAAGCCCTGCGACATATCCATGACCACGCCCTGACCGTGGCCGATGGTTTTGAACATGGCATTGAAGCGGTTGGCATTCTGGAGGGCGCTGTTCTGGGTCATACCCATTGAACGATCAGCACCTTTTGCCCATGCCAGCATGGTGTCGGTATTGCTACCCCACAGAACCTCGGTCGCACCGAGCGTCTGCTCCAGGTCGGAGGCCCACTTGACCACCACACCGCCAGTAGCCAGCAACGGCGTGGTCACTCCGGCGGTGAGCTTGGTGCCCCACCCCCGAAATGACTCGCCCCAGCTGTCCAGTTTCTCGCGCGATGACCGAAGGTTCCGCTGGAATGCGCCATCGTCCATCGAGAGCTTGACCATCAGTTCCGCAATGGTTGCCATCAGCTCACCGCCTTCCCAGCCAACGCGAGGAACTTGGCGCGCAGCACTTCAGCGTCCGACATGCCGTCAACCGGCGGTGCGGTATTCGGTTGTGTCGGATTGCCACTGAACGGCATAAAGTCCCCCGGTTTCGTCCATTTCGGATGCTTGGTCTGCGCATGGATGCTGTTGTGCACCGCGCTGGTGGTCATGGCCTGTCGCAGGTCGGCGCGTTCATCGCCGAACGGTTCGATCTGATAGAACGCCATCCATTCGCTCAGTTCTCGACTGCTCATGCGGTCGCCGAGCTCGCTGACGGTCATCCCCAGAGCCAGAGCTAGTCGGAACTGGAATCGTCGCTCTGGCCGCTGGAGTTTTTTGTGAGTTCGTCCATATCGGAGTCGCCGATCCCGGACAACCGGGACGCCACAGCAAACACGCGATCAAGCGCCGCTCCGGATTTCTCCCCGAGCAGGAACACGTCAGCGGGACTGAACAGTGGCTCGTTGTCCTCGCCCACGATGGAGAGTGCAGCCAGCCGTGCTCGCGCGTTACGCATGGTGACGCGCTGGGTTTTGCCAACGGTTTCGATCAGCCCAGACTCGAACTCATCGCGCTGCTTGGCGTCCAGCCCCCGAACCCGAACCGTGCCGCCCCATTCGGGCACGGACACATCCTCGGTCTTGATATCGGACGCGCCCAGAATCGCGTCGCGTGAAAGCAGTTTTGCGGTCATGTTCCTGACTCTCCTATGAACTGGTTACCGGGCCATCGATCTTGATGGTCACGCTCGCGGTCAGCACGCCCTCAACTGGTGCGCTGTACTCGAATCCCGTCACGTAGCCGCTGAATGCCAGCGTGTCCGTGGGTGACCCCGTTGGCGGGAACACCATCTGGAAGTTGAGGCGGGTGCGTGCGGTCTGCGCGGTGCGGAGCCTGGTCTGCGTGGCCGCCTTGTAGTAGTTCACGTCGAACGTCATTTCGCCCGCTTCCAGCAGGGTCGGGATGATTTCCACCCACCCGCCGGAATCGTGCGACGTTACGGTCTCGGTGTTGAGCGTCATCGACGGGCCGGAAATGTCCTTGACTTCGCCGATGGTGGCGAAGACCTCGGTCGGCGTTCCGCCGTCACCGACCTTCAGTTGCGTTCCGTGGGAACTGCGTGCGCTGGTTGCCATTGGTTACCCCCCCCCTTACGGCATACGAATGATTGCGAACTTGACGGTGGCGGCGCTTGCCTCCAGATAGAATTTTCCGTCGGACTGTTCCCAGCCAGCGGGCATCACCGGGCCGAACACACGGATAGCGCCAGCGGCGATGGACTCGGCAGCGATATTGCCAACCCGTCCGTATGGATCGGCAACGCTGGTCGCCGTCCAGGTGGCGGCACCACCACCGGTGTTGTGAATGAGGATCAGTTCCTTCCCGGTGAGCTGGAATTGCTCCTTGTCGGTCGTGTTTGCCGCGGTGAACGTCACCACGGTGCTGGTGCCTTTGTACGAACCGGGCGCGTCGGTTACCGCGAGATTCTGTCTAGGCATCGTTCACCTCCTTCGGGTGAGATTTGCTGCGAGGTTTCGGCGCGTCCGCCTTGCCGCCTTCGATGACCTCCAGCGGCGGGTGCATACGTGCGAAATGTTCCTCGAAGCGACGTTTGTCCGTGCTGTCGAATGCGCATAACCGGCAGCGATACAGCTTTTCGCCGCGCCACGTTGCGTTGATGGGTGTCGGATCGCGTTTGTCAGTCATTGAGCAGGTGCCTTTCCGTGGCGATCTTGAAATCGCACATGAATGCGTATGTCTGCTGACCGCCCCACATGGACGGCCCGATCTGGTAATCAATCGGTGCGGTGGCGTTGTTGCCAGCCCGATACGTGCCGGTGGTGATCATGGTCAGGTTGTACCGGTCGGTCACGAACCCGCGATATAGCAGCAGCACGGCCTCGTCAGCGAGGTACGTCATCTCCACAGCCTGTGTCGGCAGGTCTTTACGGGGCACATGGATCTCGACCCGGATCGCGTGTTCGGTGATCACGGTGCTGTCGTGCGACCCGAGAAACGACTGCCCGCCCATGGATGCAACCACGCACGCCGGGAAATCGTTCAGCGCGTCCGGCACGCTTTCGTACACCCGCAACATGGTCGGCATCTGGGTCAGATCGCTGCGTATTTCATCCAGTAGCGATTGCAAATCCTGGCTCATTGGAACGCGCTCTCGATCTCTGCGGCCAATACGCTGACCAACGTTGTACGAATCAGCACCTCGGTTTCGTCGGCTGCAGGTTGCAGGAATGGCTGCGCCTTGGTGCCCGCGATACTAATCCGTTCAGCGACCGCGTACGGGTCAAGCCCGCGCTTTCGCGACCAACCAACCAGTTCGCTCACCGGTGGCATATGCGGCCTGGTGCCGAACTCAATAGACGGCCCGTACTCCACACTCGGACCAACCCGGCGGGTGCTGGCGTTCGGCGATTCGATGCCGATGCTGTTACGCAGCCGCCCGGTGTCGATCGGTGCTTTCTTGCGAGCGCCGCCCTGCAGGTGGTTCGCCGCCCGGTCGAGGAATCGCTGCACAGGAACGTCAGCGCGTGAGCTTTGCAGCTTGTCGCGCAGTTCCTCCAGCCCCTCGATCCGGACGGTGATCTGCCCGCTGGTCGCCATCGCTACACCCCCACCAGGCCGAACCGTCGATACGGTTGGATCAACTGCTTCACGTCCGGATCTTGTGCCGAGATCGTTTGCAGCTCACCATGTTCGGCGTTGCCCGCGATCCCGAACGGCGCGTCCTTGCGCTTGTACAGGCGGGATGCCAGCAGCAGGGTCGCTTCACGGATCGGTGCTGGTACGTCGTTGCCGAAGCCCCACACGCCCGTAACCTGTACCCGGTTCCGACCGGTCGGGAACGATTGCCGCCCGTACGGGGTGATGAACACCTCCTGGTGCGGGATCGGCCCAGCCAGTTCCCAGTCGGTCGGATTCCAGGCGGTCTCGTACACGCGATCGCCGTCGTTGTCGGTCGCGATGCTGGTCAGCGTGATCAGGTCACGGTCAAGCACCAGCTCGGTCGTGTTGTCGGCGGTCACCACACGGGTCGCGGTCTCGGGGTAGAACGTGCGCGCCGTCCAGCCATCGATCTGACGTGACGCGCTCTCGATCATCTGTTCGAGGTTCACGTCATGGTCAGCCATGTGGATGTCCAGTCGGCTCTTCAGCGATGCTAAGTCGCAATATCCATTAGTTATTGCCATCCCCCTACCCTCGCTGCTTCGGCGCGGGCTTCACCTGGCGATTGCTCGCCTTCGGTGTTGGCGCGGTGACCGGGACAATGCAGCCCGGAACGTCACGCAGTAGCCACGCGGCGGTGGCATCGTCGAACTCGGCGAGGTCGCCTTCATTCCACGAGCCAACGCCGCTGGTGTAGTCGCATGTGAACCGGTACTGCATCGTCATTCCCTCCCGTTACGTGGGCTAGATGTTGTAGATCGCGCCCGCGTACTTGATGCCGCTGGCCGCACCGGTTGGTGTGTAGCGGCCGGTACCGAGGCGAAGGCTCGCAACCAGTCGCGTCTGGTCAGTGCCGATGATGCGCTCGGTTTCGAGCTTCACACGACGCCGCCAACCGACGGTGAGTCCGCGACGGTTGAAGTAGAGGATCGTGCCCTTGACGTTGTTCGCCGGGGTGGCGGCGCTGACCTTGCCATCGGCTTCGGTCTTCGGAATCGCAATCGAGCTGATTACCGGATGCCCGAGGATGTCAGACACCTGGCCGCTCAACAGGTCGCGCCCGCCGTTGTTCAGTCGCGCCTGCTTCACCGCGTCCAACGCGGCGATCTTGTCGGCGGTCGTAGGATCAGCAATGAACACGAGGTCGTCTGCGCTGGTCGGGTGTCCCCAGTCGTGCAGGTAGGTGTAGTCAACGAGCCTACCCTTCGCAGCCAACAGATCCTCCATCGCGAGGCTCGCGCCGATCAGCGAGTTGGTGCTGTTGCTCGTTGCGTCTACCAGGGCAGCGTGTCGGAGGCCATCGAACGCGAGGTAATGCTTTCCGGCTGCAGGCGTCGCATCGTCACTGTTGATGTTCCCGGTCGCGGTCGCGGTGGTATCACCGTTGATCACCAGGCTATCGCTGTAGTGAGCCAGCGACTTCGCCAGCTGGGCGCGCAGGAACGGGATGAACGGGATGATGGAGTCTTCCTCCATTTCGCCCGACCACATCTGGTGAATGACGAACTTCTTCGCGTCAACCTGGACTCGATTAGAACCGGTCTTGCTGGTCGGGAAATTGCTGGCGCTATTCGCAACGGATTCGTTCACAAGGAACATTTCCGGAATATCCACCTCGACCGGGAGGTATGCAGTCGGCGAGGTCATTTCGAAACTACTCAGCAACCCGAACACGCGAGAGTCCGGACGCGACGCTTCCCAGAGGTCGCCGACGTACTGGGCACCAACAAGCTGCTGCCCGTATCCAGATTCGGCGGTATCCATTGCACGGATCGCGGCTTCGAATGCCGCGCGGTTGTGCTTGGTCACACGTGGGAACAGGTCATCGATCGCCTGGCGATCAATCTTGCGGATCTCTTCCTGACTCATATACATGGCGTCGGAAACCGTGCCAAACGCCTTGGTCAACTCCTCGGACGGATCATTGCCAGTGCGACTGCGCGATCCTTGTACCAGGTCGTACAGGAACTCGACATCCGCCGGGGTGTAATTCCACCGGGCGAACTTGGACCCGATCAGTTCCGGTGTATCGGTGGAGAAACGCATCTTGCGAACGATTGGATCGTTATCGTCGAGGCCGCCCAGGAAATCGGTCACGAATGCTCGCAACTGATCCTCGGAGATCCCCTTCTCGATCGCGGCCATGCGATCGCTAATGTCCTGCAAAAGTTCTTCGGTGGTTGCCATCATTTGGCCCCTTTCATCATGATTTCGTGGAGACGCACAAGCGCATCGTCCGGTGTGGCGGGTTCATCCACCATCGTCGGTACCGCGAACAGTTCCGGCACCAGGTCGGGCTCTCCTGCGAGGAACAGCCCCCGTAGCTCGGCCATCCCGAGCTTGTCCAAATGGCCGGGCACCTCTGGCGGCGTCTTGCCGAGCCGCTGGTATGTCCGGCACAGTCGCCGATACTCCCGATCATCAAACGCGTCGTCAGCGGCGGACGTGAACAGCCGCGCCATACGGAGCGCCGTTCCTTGCCATACCGCCTCGGCGTCATCGCCCACGGGTGTATCGGGTTCATCGGTAAGTTCAATCAGCTTTTCGCCAATACTGGCGAGGCCTCGGATTTGCCGTTCCATCAGCGCGTCGGGATCACCCGGCACGGGCACGGCGGATATGTCGAGTAGTTCGTTGGTATCGCCCCGGCTGTCCCATCCCACCGAGACGGCGTAAAGGAAGCCATTGCGGTACTTGCGCTCCACTTGCCGCGCGAACTCATCGTCCGGATCGAACGTGACCGACGCGATCAGGCTCTTGCCCTCCACGTTCACATCGGCCCGACCGACCGGCAGGTGCGTCCCCCAGTAGTCGTGGCTCCACAGAACTACCGGGTTCTTCCGGTAGTTCTCCAGCTCCCATGATTCGGCCTTGATCTCCAGTCCGTCGCGCTTCACCCCCTCGGTGGACGCGACGAACCGGATCGGCCCGCTGGTACTCGTGTCATCGTCGGCGCGAACATGCAGCCCGCGCAGGTAGTTCGTTGCCATCAGTTCCCTCCCGCTGGCATGTCAATATCCAACACCGGCACGATCGTGCACCGGCACTGCACGGACTCCCGTGCGCTACTCATCTGTCCTGGCCCCGGCCCGGTTGCCGCGCCCACGGTGAATACGTCATCGATACCCACGATCTGCCCGTGGGCGGCTCTATGTGTCTCGCGCGTGCGACTGTCCAGCGCGGCCACCCACTGCTTACCAGTCACGACGCCGGACTGCCGCCACGTTTCGAGCGTGCCGCTGGTGCTGGCCTTGGTGGTCTCGGTGCGGGCGATGGTTTCCTTGCTGGAGCGGATGCGGTCGCCCATGACTTTCTCGACCCGGTCAGCCAGCTGGTCGATGTTCTCGCCATTGGCGACGCCGTCGGCGAGTTCGTCCCGCAGGTGGCTCCATGTGGTTTCGTTCACGTCCTCGGCGAACGATTGCACCTGCTGTTCAATGGCGCGGGCGATGTTCGGGTCGTGCACGTCGAACGCGAACGCGATGCCGAGTTCGTCCTGTGCCAGATCGGCCACCTCGCCGACCACACCCTCGATAACCGGGCGCATGGCGACGCGGAACGACTTGATCCAGCGGGATTCGTCAAACGGGCTGTTCACAAGGTCGGTCACGTCAGCCCGCTGGTGCGACCGCTTGCGGAGATTGGCGAGGATGCTCTGTTTCTGATCGAGCATCAGGCGCGTGCACTCGGCGGCGATGCGGCGCTCCCACGGTGCAGCCGCGTCATCCATGCGCTGCATCCGGGCGACGTGCTCGGCGCTGCCGTATTCCATCGTTCGAGTACGGCGGGCGCGTTCGGTTGGTTCATCGTCTGGTTCGGTGTCTTCCGGATTATCGGAATCCTCGACACCCGCGTTTGCCGCCAACGCTGGCGGCACCGGGTTGGTCGGTTTCTCGGCGCTGTCAATCGGCGTGAGCGTTGACTGCCCCCACCACACATCGCCCCACGGCACCGGATCGAGCCCCTCTTCCGAGCGGTACTCGTTGATGACCTTGGCACCGCTTTCGATCTGGCCTTTCCATCGTTCCCACTTGGCCGTCTCGGCCTCGTGCAGCACCGCAACGTCGGACGTGTCGAACTCGGCAACCAGGTCGCCGCCGAACAGCGGCAACAGTTGCTCCGTGATCTCGGCGGCGATGAACTTGGCCTCCGGGATGATGCAATCGTTCCAGAAGACCTTTTCGGAATCGTCGACATTCTGATACGTGCGCTTGCCGCCGACCTTGTCGATCGGCACGGCGTAGGCGCGGGCGATATCCTCCAGGGACAGGTTCATCAGGGCGACGAACTCGGCGTCCTTCGGCGTGAGCGACAGTTGCTTGATGTCGATCGGGAACTTCATCACGGCGACGCGGTGGGCGTTGTCGACGCCCTTGAACTTGCGTTCCAGTGACTTCTGAACCGCCGTTCCCTGTTCCTCGGTGAGGTTCGTCCCGCCGGACGGCATGACGATACCGGCACCGGTGAGGCCGTTGGCAAAAATGTTCTGGTTGCTCTTCATGGCGGCGCTGGAGGTATCGGCTGCCAGCCGTGCTGCCCCGAGCGGGGATAACCCCGCCCATTGGTTGTTGATGTTCGGGTATCGCAGCCACAGCGTTTCGTTGCGCTCGAATCGGACTTTGTTCCCGTCGCCGGGATCATACGTGAAGTGGCTGACGTACTCATTCTTGTGGGTGTGGACGGTGACGCGGTCAGACCGTGCCCACCACATTTCCACCGGGCGACCACGGCCATCGGTTTCGTAGAACGTGAACGATTCGCCCCACATGCACAGCGCCTGCTCGGTCATGTCCATCCAGCGCGTGAACGTCCAGAACGGATTGACGCTGTCCAGGATGTCGCGGGCAGGCCCCATCGTGACCTCGTCACGGTGACCGTCTTTGTTCAGGCGCTTGCTGTAGATCCGGAGCGGCAAGCTGGATAGCGCCTTGGTGCGGGCATTGACGCACGCATACACGGCGTTGCTGGTTTGGAGGTAGGACGGGTAGTCGCGCTGGCGATCTTCGCTTGACCCACCGATGAAGCTCTCGAACGACGATACCGGCGACGAATCGGCGAGGACATACGCCCTCGCCTCGCGCGGGTCGCGGGTGAACGTTGTCTTGACGGCGTCCCAGAAGCTCACCATACCAGCGTGCCCTCCAGTGCCGGGTTATTGAACACACCCATCAGGCAATACCTGAGCGCATCCATGCAATTGTGGACAAGCACTCCGTTGGCAAAGTATTCAGGTGTCTCGGAAACAGTGAGGTTATATACTGCCCGCCGCTCGGTCTGTGCGACTACGCGCTCCACATACACGGGAGCAAGTTCGTGCAGTAAAGAACTTGTTGATTCGGAACGTCGCCCCGCAAACAATGCAGGTGCGATCTTCATCATCGACGCCACTGGCGCGACGCCATGCCGACTTGCATTTGTTGGAGCAGAACCGCGATTCAGACCGGCGAGTGATGTCGCCATATTCGACGCCACATTGCTCGCAGGTTCTACGAATCGGCTGTCGCCTTGTCCATGCACGCTTGCCGTGCTCACGATGCCACTCAATGCCGGCGTCGGAGCCATGCCATTTAGCGGCAGCGTCACGGATAGATTCAAGGTGCTCCAGTTTACGCTCAGATGGCGGCTGGCTGCCGTGATAACTGAGATGATCGCCAGCCGGGAGGCATTCCAGATTCTCGATGTCGTTATTGTCCGGGTTGCCGTCAATGTGGTGGATGTGGTGCCCGTCCGGGATTGGCCCGTTGTGGTCCTTCCAGATTTCCCGATGCAATGCTTGAATGCCGTTACGAATGTGACCGGAGTGAGGTCGGTAGTACCGCTGGTCTGCCAGCCGCTCTGAATCTGGGTAACGTCTGAATTTGATGCCGCGATAGACGATGGTTTCAACTCGCATGAAGACATCTCCTTTGTCTCCATAAGCATATCGCCGTATCGCAGTTCATTCAATAGAACCCATTGCCCATTGGCAAATACAGGATGTCCACCCGTGCCGGTTATCGACTTGCCGTTTGATAAATACACGGTCATAACTTCGGCGGATGGATTCGTCATACCAGCGGATATGACCTCCTGATATCCATCGCGTGTCAGTACGAGCTCGCCGTTCTGGATGGACTCGATAGCCTTATCGCCGTTGATGGTGGTCACCATCGTTCCCGCCACAAGGCAGTGATCGTTCTGTTTGATCGGTTTGTCCGACGTGCCCTTCCCTTCATCCGGGTACTGGTAGGTCTCGAACTCGGCGATGGTATGCACGCACGACGGATCGACGGTCAGGCGCGGCAACGCCGACGTGACCTGCTGGATGCCGGTCTGGATGTCGTTGATCGCTTTCACCGCGGGGAATCCGTGCATCAGCAGGTCGTCAATGTACGCCGCCGCCGACGGGTCGATATAGATCGACTCGGGCTTGCTGGTTCTGGCCTCGGTCTCGATGGCGTCCAGGATCGCCGCGCTCCCCATGCCACGCTGGTAGAACTCGCGGCTGATATGCACGCGCTCATCACCGGCAATATGGATGGTCAGCACCACGGTCGGGTTGCGAGCGCCAACGTCAACGCCGCAATACGTTCGCCAGCCAGCGGTATCCACCGTGGCGACGTTGCGGGTACGGTCGAACCCGTCGTACACCAGGCCGTCGAACGATACGAACTCAGCGCCGATCTCCTGATCGGCAAACCGGCCCTCATAGCCGAGGCCTGACACGTAATCGTCGGCGTCGATGAACGGGTTATCGTACGTGGTGGCGCGATACAGGTGGTGGCGGTCAGTCGGGTTCTGCACCCACTCGCGGTAGATCAGCCGACGGCCTTTCGGTGTCGACGTCGCGAACAGTTGCGGGTTATCGCCAGCGCGGATCGCGCCCATGAGCGCCTTCCACACTTTTTTATCTGACAGGTAATCCAACTCATCGGTCCAGCCCCAATTGAAGTTGGGGCCGCGAACGCGGCTCTCCGATTCCAGCGTGGCGAACAGCACCTCGGCCCCGGTGTCGGGGATGATGAGGTTGCCTTTCTGATTGTTGGTCGAAAACGGGATCCCAGATTCTTCCATCCGGTCAATGAATTGCCGTTTGGCCCCATGCTCCAGCATCGGGAAGTTCGGGGCAGCGATGACACCGAGACCTGGGTACATTGCGTGCAGCATGGCCTTGATGCTGCCACAGTAGGTTTTGCCGGCGTTGCGGCCACCCACGAACGCAACGTACCGGGATTGGTCATTGACAAACCGCGTCTGGGTTGGGTAGGTCTGGTAGAGGAGTTCCCTGGCTGGTGCGGTAGCGATCATTCCACCACCTCCGCCCCGATATTCTCGATGATGATTTTCAGCGGAGTGTCGTTCGCGGTACTCAGTTCGCGCTTCTCCGGCGCATACAGCCCCATGAGCTTGGCATCTTCTGCATCAATCGCAAGGGTGGCCTTCACCGCCTGGACGTCGCCTGCACGCGCGGCGGTCGCCAGCCCCTTGCGCAAGTCGTGGTGTCTTGAAATCATCTCACCACGGGCAGCGGCAATGTCACGCGCGGCCTCTTCGCGCCATTGTGCCTCAAGTGCCCGAATGTCGCGGCTGATAGTTGCGGTAGACACGCCAAGCGCCTCGGCAATGCGGTACTGATCACGCATCCCAGATTGATAGAGCCTGGTTACACGGGCGCGACGTTCGGCGATCTCGGTCTCTTTTTGGCGGCGCGTGGGGTTTGTCACGATTTCACCCCATAGGTTTCATGGATCGCCGGGGTTTCCCCGAACTCATGAGGTCATCAGTGACCAGTACAGCGGTGTCGCCGGTGAACTCTTCCCAGCGGCGGATGATCACGTCGCAATAGATCGGATAGTTCGCTGACACAGACACACTATGCAGCACTCTATATGCCCTAGATAACGCCTGGCCTATTCCTATTTGGTAGTTGATTCTGTATAATGGGAAATATGAAGTCCGGGCGATGTTTGCACCATCCCCGGACATGGCACCGCATGAAAGGTCATGCCATGCAACCCCATTGTACCCAACCCAGATCACCGCCCAAGCGCTCCTAAGAGGGCGCTTTACTTTTGGAGAACCATTCAGGAAGGAACAATCATGGGTACGATCATTCGTTGGACAGAGGAAACGTGGAATCCGGTCACCGGTTGCTCGAAGGTGAGCGAGGGGTGTCGAAACTGTTACGCGGAGCACCTTTTCTACACACGATTCCATCGCACACCAAAACCCTGGACGAAGCCATACGCCCACCTCAATATCACGTTGCATCCAGAGCGATTGAACAAGCCTTATTCGTGGCGAAAGCCGCGAACCGTATTTGTGAACTCGATGAGCGACCTGTTTCACGAATTGATTCCAGACGAGTTCATTGCATCGGTGTTTGATGTTATGAATGACCTGCCGCAACACACATTCCAGATCCTTACCAAACGCCCGGAGCGAGCCGCGCAATGGGAAGGCCCGTGGGGCGACAACATATGGATGGGAACCAGCGTTGAAGACGAACGTGTTGTTGGCAGGATTGACCACCTGCGTGAGTGCGGAGCCAAGACGCGGTTCATTTCGTTTGAGCCTTTGATCGGCGCGGTCGAGACACTGAACCTTGAGGGTATTCATTGGGCCATTGTTGGCGGTGAAAGCGGCCCGCGATACCGGCCAATGGAGATTGAATGGGCGCGAGCGATCCGCGATGCGTGTGTTGATCAGGACGTAGCGTTTTTCTTCAAACAACACGCCGGTATCCGTACCGAAATGGACACCCAATTGGACGGCGCAACCTGGGAAGAATATCCGCGCCATTTGGGATTCCTGCATCAGCCATCCCTCCTGTGACGGGTCGCCGTGTTCCCGGTGGCCTCCTCCCACCGGGTAACAACCAAATCACAATATCCGGGGTCTAGCTCCATCCCCAGACAAGGCCGTCCCAGTTGTTCACATGCCAACAGGGACGTGCCACTACCGAGGAACGGATCGAATACCGTGCCTGTCGATGTGGTTCCAATCAGGAGTCGAATCCAATCAATCGGCTTGCTGTGCTTGTGTTCGGAATCGCCGTGGAGTTGCGCAATGGATTGCTGGTAAACATCGGCAATGTGCTTCCCGCGCGGATCAGGAACGTAATCGTATGCGCCTCGCGAGTTCACCCCGGACTGTGCTGTTCCGGGTTCACCGTAGAACGCGCCGTCAAAGTTGAAGGCATTGAGGTCGCCGTACCACAGGCATAGTTTCATGCGCTGTAATGGGCGATTCTGGGTGTACCACGTGGTGACACAATCCCAAACAAACACCCATGTGGGAGCACCAAACTGGTTGACGATATCTCCAGCCCGGCGACCATCGGTGAATGCCAGAACAGACTTGTATCCCATGGTCGGCACTAAAACCTCTATATCCCATGGTGGATCGTAGAACAGTGTTTCCGCCTTCACGCCTTTAGTCACCGCGTCACGATCCGACGACGATCCGGCATCACCGCACATAACGCGATGTTGACCGAGTTCCCAGATATCGCCCAATCGCGTTATTGGATCGGCGGGAGGCATCCCCGCATCATCCGACACTTCGAGCGTGTCACTTATTGGGTCAACTCCCGCCAGCAAGTCCGCCAACTCCTCCGGAAACCAGAACTCCCCCGCCTCAATCAGATCCTCATCAATCAACGCCTGGAGGATTTCAGGATCGAAGTCGCTATGCTCGCCAGCCCGGTTGTCAGCAATCGCCAGCGCCGTGAACTCCGGTGAACCGGCTACGATGTCGGTTCGCTTGACCGCGATGATCTCAGTGCCGTCCGTTTCGATAACGCGCACCTTGTCGAGACCCGCACTCGTTGCCGCTTCAATCGTGGCATTCCCGGCAATGATCGTATCGTCGTTGGCGAGCAACACGGATCGCCCGAACCCGTCCCGCTGGATAGATCGCTCGATCTGGCCAACACCGCGCGGGGTATGGCGGCGGGCGTTACGCGGGTCGTATTTGAGGTTGGAGATGTTGGTCGTATTCGCCAAACGCAGAAACCGCCATCACGAAGTATCCGTGAAGGCGGCACTGCTAGTTTACATCATTGGGCTGGCGGGTGCAGCGGGGTGGCTAGCGGTGGCAGCGGATACCGCGACTACTTGCGTTTCGCTCTCCCGATCAGGCCATCCAGCCACAGGACAGCACGTGCCATTGGCGGCTCAACGATGCTCCAGTAAGCCGCCCCCAGATTACGTAGCGCCTGGCCAAGGTCTCGCGATTCCATCCTCGTTCTCCTTCCCCGTGATCATACCAGTCTTCCGCTCATTCCGTTCCCTCGCCACCTCCGCGCATGTCGGGCAGAGCTGTTCGATCCACATCGACCACATGCCGCGGCCATGGTAGTCGCCCAGGACGGTGACGGGCTGGAGCGACGCGGTTTTGCCGCAGCGGTCGCAGGGGCTAGTGGTCATTGGTGTGCTCCCTCTGCGATCTGTACCTGAATAGCGTGATCAGATAATTTGATTGGTTGTCCATTCCTTTCCGCATATCGCGCACTCGATCCCTCCGCCAACCTCCCCTATCCATTGGATGGATAGGTGACGGCATGGCGGTGCACCGGCAAGGTGCGGATTCCGATCAAACAGCGATTCAACGCTCACAGCGCAGATATCAGCAGCCAGCAGGCATATCTTGACGCTCGGATTCTCGGCCTTGCCGCTCTCCATCTCGGACAAATAACTGCGCGATATCCCGAGGCCACGCGCCATGTCGCTTTGGGTTAGGCCTTGGTTCTCACGGGCGATGCGCAGATTGCGTCCAAAGTCAGTCATGGCCTCCCCGCCTCCTTCACTACCTCTAGCAGCAGGTCGCGTTTCTCATCGGCCCTTCCCGTTCGATACCCATAATTCTCACGGTCGGCAAGGAGGCGGTCGATGATCGGCATGACGGCCTTGTCGACGATTTCATCCCCAGTCTTTACGCAATCCAGTTCTCGACTCGATAACCTGCTGAGAACGATGCCGACAGCCAGACGACCAGCCACGGCAGCCTCAAGTTCTTCCACCAGCGCGCTGTGTTGTTCATCGTTCATCGGTGCATCTCCTTCTCTAGCAGGCGTCCCAACGCGACCATGAGGTCCTCCTGTGATACGTTGTTGCAGTGGTTGTCATACCACTGCTCAACCAGTAGACAGACGGTGTTCATCCCGCGCTCATACGCCTCGCGCTCGATCTTCTCGATGTCCATCACGGCGATGGCGGCACGGGCTATTTCTTCATTGGACGGGGCGATACCGTGGTCAAGTTGTGACCAATCCATGTTGTTTATTGCTAAGGCCACGGCCTCTTCGCGTTCACTCGGTGTCATCAGTTCCTCTCCTTCCATAGCTCGTACGCGCCGTCCCAGTCGAGCCGGTCGGGGTGCGACCAGCGGATCGTTGTCGGAGCACGGCGCAACGTGATCAGGTGATTGCCGTGGGCGAAGGTGGTGCTGATGCGCCAGCCCGCCTTCTCGATTTCCCGGATGATCGCGGCGTTCCGTTGCGCCCGTTCGTAGGTGGTGAACGTCATGACGCCAGCCCCTCTTTCTGCGCAAGCTCCTGGAGCTTTCGGTTTGGTTCCGGCGCGTACTCCCAGCCGTTCCAGTCCGTCCACCACAGCGTGCGCCCGTTATCCAGGTTCACGATATCGCGTTGGGCGTGGCCCTCGCAGAGGCGAACGGTCGATCCGTTATCGGGCCAGATGGTGCGCTCGGCGCGGTTCTGGCAGCCCTTGTGTTGGCATTCGTTCATCCCAGTACCTCCAGCGTCAGCACGCGTTCGATTTCATCCCAGTCGTCCGGCGACCACAGGTACACGGTTTCGCCGCACTTTTGCAGCGCCAGCAACCATCTGACCTGTGCCTGGCTTGCTTTACCGGTCACGGTCTTGAGTTCCACGTAGATCGAAAGGCCACGATCCGGATGAACACAATGCAGATCGGGGTACCCCGGTTCGGATTTCTGGGAATCGTAGGTGTGGTAGCACATCCAGCCATGCTCTTTGGCGAGTTTCTCCACACGACGCTGGAACTCGGATTCACGCTCTCCGGGAACCGGTGGTGCTGCACGGCAATCCCGCCCCGACGCTGGTACGATGTTCAGCGTTTTGCGCCGTCGCACCTCGGACACCGCGTCATCGAAACTCAGGATTTTGCGGTTGTCCTCGTTGGCATATATCAGATCCATAGCGGCCCGGCGTTCGGCCTCGGAATAGGTCTCGGTCATACCCAATGTCCCCTCCCCTTGCGCGCGCTGCCACGGTATCGCCGCTTCACCGACCCGATGGCGAGCCAGGCCAGACCGCCAATCAGGCACACGATGCTGACGGTGACGATGAACCCGGCCATGAGATCGAGGGCGTCGTAAGCGGTCACGACGCCCTCCCTTCCAGCGCGCGCTTCGCCGCGTGACGGGCGACCGTCTTGACCCGTCGGAGTTCGAACCCGCAATCCGGGCTGCACGCCTGCTGGTGACGGTTTCCGTAATCGACGGTGAACGGCTTGTCGCAGACCACGCAGACCTTCTCGACCCGCGGGTGCCTGCGAGACGCGCAGGCCTGGCTGCAGAATCGTTTCTCCGATGACGGGAACGGCAGCTCGAACGTTTGCCCGCAGCGTTCACAGACGCGGGTTGGTACGGCCTTCACCGGCACGGTATGAGCGACCTTGATGCGATCGCTGACGGGTGCACGTTTGGGAGCTTCGACGGCGGGATACTTGTCGTCCTGCGCCTTTACCCATTCGGTGCGGCGGTACACCGGCTGGTCACGTCCGGCCTGCTCAAACGCCATCGCCGGATACGGAGTTTTCGAGTAGGTCAGGTGGGTGGGGAGCTTCATCCCTACACCACCCGTCGGTACACGTACAGAACACCGTCAACGTCACAGAACAGTCCGTATCCGCGCTGCCACACATCCCATCGAGCCGCGACGTGGTCACGGTGCTTTTGGTTAATGTCCAGATCGGAAACGATCTTCATTCGAGCAACGAGTGCGGCGGCCCATACGGCATCCCATGCGGCATCCCCTGCGGCGGCCCGTGCGGCGGCCCATGCGGCGGCCCATGCGGCATCCCCTGCGGCGGCCCGTGCGGCATCCCCTGCGGCGGCCCATGCGGCAGCCCTTGCGGCGGCCCATGCGGCATCCCCTGCGGCATCCCGTGCGGCAGCCCGTGCGGCAGCCCTTGCGGCGGCCCATGCGGCATCCCCTGCGGCATCCCCTGCGGCATCCCCTGCGGCATCCCCTGCGGCATCCCCTGCGGCGGCCCATGCGGCATCCCGTGCGGCAGCCCGTGTATCGAACACCTTCCACGACGGGTCAGGATCGCCTTGCGGCTTCAGGAACGGAATATCAGAAATCGTTGCGATGAACTCGTTCACATTCGTCCACCATTTCGGAGACGCCACTTCCCGGATCAATCGGACGGATTCAAATGCAACCTTGTCTCCCTTCCGGGAAGATGCGCCCCGGCCCTCGGCTTCCCAGATACGGCAACCGACCTTCATCCATCTTCCGATCTCGGTGGTCAGGTGATAGCCGCGTGTTCCCGCGGCAATATCGCTGACCTCGGGTGTCCATGCGCCGGGTTCGGCGTCGGTCGGTAGCGGGTACGTGAACGATCCGCCATGGATTGATTCGCCGTCTGGACCGGTAACTTTGTAAAGTGTTTTGGTGTCCATCTTGTCTCTCCTACGCCGCGCGCTGGCGGCGAATCACGATGTTCTGTCGGTCTGTGTATGGGTGGCGTTTTGTGGTGCGTTCCGGGTCATCGAACGCGGCAAACGCAGCCTCGAAATCGAACCGATCGGCGTGCTTGCTGTATGCGACGATCATCCCGTCGCGATCCCGAATCGCCACCATGAGCGTCGTTCGGTACGTGCCAACGATCTCCGTGGCTTCCACCGTGAACCCCTGGCGCTCGATCTCGCGGATGCGAGCGTGGATTTCGTGGTGGTTCATCACGCGACGCCAGCGAGACGTTGCTTGCGGATGTCCGGGCCACCGATTTTCCGGATAGCAAATGTCTCAGCCATCCGGCTCATGACGCGGTCACCCACCTGCGCCTGGAGCTTCTCCAGGTCGAGGTTCGTGGTGATGATGGTCGGTACGTTGGCGGTGTACCTACCATCGACGATGGCGTAGATCCGTTCCGCCGTGAACTCGGTGAGCTTTTCCGCGCCGAGGTCGTCGATGATCAGCAAACCGGTGTTCAGAACGTTGCGCATCTGAGCCGCAGGATCGCGATTGACGCCCGGACGCAGTTCATCCAACATCCTGCTGGCACCGGTGAACATGACCACCACACCACGCATATGCAGCTCGTATCCGAGCGCCACAGCCAGCCCGGTCTTGCCCGTGCCCGTGTTCCCGAGCAGGAGTAAACCGCCGAGTTTTCCGTATCCGTTCTCCAGCCATTCGTGCCCGATCTCTTGCGCATCCGGCGATGGATGGGTATCGATTTTGCAGTCACGGTGATGTGCAATTTCGCGATCGGATCGCCACGCAGCATCGCGTTCTCGCATCCAGGAAACCCGCTTGCCTTCGTCACAAACGACGCACGGCTTTTGCGTATCCGGAACGATCCCGGTATCCCCGCACATGTGGCATAGGCACGCTGGGTTCCAGCCATAAAGCTCCACGCCACGCGCTCGCTGGCGGTCGAATCTGGCGCTGGCCTCGGCAAACATCTGCTCGTAATCCCGCTTCATGGCGGGGCTTATCAGTGGCTTCACGATGCACCTCCAGTCCCAAAAAGCTTCGCAATATCCTCCTCAATCGTGGTCGCGTTGTGATCCACAACCCGCAGATTTGGCGGAGTTTTTGGGGGTTTCGCGAATGTGCTGCCGAAGTCCTCGGCGTTGCGCATCCAGTTCCTGAACGACGCATCCCAGTCTTTCCGTGGCTCGCCTTTTGCCCGGTAGTAGTCCACGAACTTCGGAACCTCCCTGGCAATATCGGCGTCGGCAAAACCCTCGGACTGGCACCAGCGGCGCAATCCCTCGCACGGTTGCCAATCAGCCGGAACCTGTGCGGCCCGTTTCGCTGGCTTTGGCGTTGGATCAGGATCGGATGGTCGCGTTTCAGGCGCTTGCGCCTCTACAACACCGTTAGGTGTTGTTAACTCTGTATCTGTATCTGTATCTGTATCTGTTGCGCGCACATGAGGTAACGTTTCGAGGTCGTTACTTGTAACGTTACATTCGGTGTTACCTGTAACGTTACTGACCTGTTTCCGCGCGCGTGACTTTGCAACGCGATCCGCAACGTTATCTGAAACACGTTGGCGCTTATGCCATCCATGCGGGTGTGTAACGCCATCGTCTGTTACCAGGAGGTCGGCATCGGCCAGCTTCCTGACGATTGCTCTGGCCTTGGCAGTTGAGCACCGCAGGCCAAATGCGACATCATCAATCTCTGGAAGCTGGCCTCTGGGGTCGTTCCGATTGCACAGGCACAGGACGTTGATCCATTCCCGGAACAGAGGCGCTGGTAGCCGCTGCACCTTTGGATCATCCAGCACTTCATCATAGAATCGGAACCACTCCATTACGCCACCTCGCCGCGTGCAATCGCACGCAGATCATCCGCTGTCAGGTCGATCCGGCCACCGCCTGGTGTCAGGACACTCAGCATCCCGGCCTGCACCATGTGGCGCTCGCGGTCATCGGACACTCGCCTAATCGCCTGCAACCCGGCATCCTCGCCGTAGCCGATGATTCTGGATTCACACATCGCGCATATCCGGATAGGTGCCCCGCGGTGGGGTTTGTAGTCCACCGCGAGGCGATCGTCCGTTGTCAGGTGGCAGGTGGCGCAGATGAATGTGGTGCGGGGTCTAGTTGCTGTTGCCATCATTCGTCCTCCGTGCAGGCAACCCGGCAGCCGAAACTACCGGGCTAGGCCCTTCTATGCGTTGCCATGACCGGCGTGCACCGGATCGGGCATGTCGATGAACTCGGATTGGTAACTGCCAGCAGGTGGGATGATCTCGCCGGTTTCGAGATCGACCTTCGGTGCGTATTTGGCGCGAAGAGCCGTGAAGTGGTTGACCGCAGCATCGGGCCGCTGGTCGAAACCATCGGCGATCTTCTCAAGTGTCTCGCCGGGGATGTCTTTCAGGCTCCCCACGCCCTTATCACGAGCGTAGAGCTCCAGGTCTTCGAGTGTGAATCCGTGACTCTCCACCAGATCGAGCAACCGGCGACTCTGGATGTTCCAGAAATCGGCCTCGCCCAGGGCGATCGGTGTGGGCTCAATCTCTTCGATGACTCCAGTCATCTTGTCTACACTCACACGCTGTGCGCGATCTGCCGGGATGCTATCGACCTCGGAATCGTCGAGAAAACCGAGACCTGCGAGGCTCAACGTGACGCGGCGCTTTGCCTTCGTGAGAGCCTTCATATGGGCGTTGGCAAGCGCCTCGCCCTGAAGGCCCTTGATGGCCACCGCACCGACGTCGGAGTCCGTGCGACCGGTTTTGTCAGTCGCGCTCACAGTAACCATCAGCACGCCCTCAAACACCTCCTTGTGGATGTTCGTGATACTGATACCCCGGCTCTCACGGATCTGATCGGTTGCGCCTTTTTTGGCATAGAGGGTCAGTTTGCCGTTGAGTTTGATGTACTCGAACGGGCTGGTCAGCGGATTGATGCCCACCGACTGGCACACCGCGCTGTACAGTTGCGCGCGCTGTTCCTCGGTGAGCAACGAGAGGTCGTTCTTCGTTGCCGCGATCGCCGCCAATGCGGCATCGTTCTGGTTCACGGCTAGTGCTGTGCTGGGATTCTGTGCCATGTGCTCCTCCTAAAACGGAACATCGTCATACGGCGCGGCGGGTACGTTGTTCTGGCATTCGCACGGCTCCCATTCCACGTCGCCAAAGGGATCGGGCACGGCAATCGCGCCCGTATCCCAACAGCGACGGCAGGTGATGTGTGCCCGACTCTTTCGGATTTCCATCAGTTGGAATGACACCGGAAGATTCTGGATGCCTTGCCAGAATCCGCGCTCACGGCGCGGTAGGATGTTCTTTGACTGTGGCGATGCTGGTGCCTCCGGTTCGGGAATCCCCCATCGCTCGTTCGCGATTTGCCTCGCGGAAGGCTTGTGCTGAATGGCATTCATGCCGCCACCGCCTCTTCCCGCGACCATTCCGCGATCACGTGGCCACCTGCATCGATCAATGCCACCGCGATCATGCGCGGATGGGTGGTACCGGCGGCGCGGACGTGGCTATTGAACAGGTACATCGCCTCGCGCTCGTTCCCACCGTGGATCCCGGTGTGGCCGGTCGCCAGGCGGCCCTTGCGGTCGATGAATGTCTTGATGACGGTGTAGGTGCGATTAGGTTTCATCGTGTATCCTTGTGATTGAAAACGTGTTACGTGAGCGCTGATCGGTGTCCGCCGGTCAGTGCTTTTTTTGTGTCACGCTGCGTCGAGCGGTTCGATACTGAATCCCGCGTCATTCCACAACTCCTGCCCGTACCGGGTAATCCGTTCAGCGTTTGCCATGTTGTTCACCTCCTTTCGTGTCCAATCCTGGAGGGGCCAGCGCCCCGGTGGTGCCCTCCCCCGTGACCGCCTTCAACGGCACGGCAGGTGGCCGGAGAGCACCACCGGGAATCTCACCCGGTGGGCTTCAACGGAGGGACGGTCATGCTGCACCTCGTTCGTCGGAGGTGGTTTCGGGAATGAGGTTCTCGCGCTCGATCAGCTCGTCAATGGCGCGGCGGACGAGGTTGCTGATCTTCATTTCGTCTCGAGCACTGACGGCAGTAGCGGCGGCAATTCGCTCTTTTTCGAGGCTGGTGACTAGCACCACAAGCCGCTCCTTATATCGGTTGTCGATTTTGGTATCTTCCATGCCTACTCCTTACGGCGTGTCCGGTTACTCAATACAGTGTAGCCGATGAATACAGGGTATGTCAATACCATCGACGGACGTATCATTGAGAACTGGGGGGAATCTGACATACCCGGTTTTTCCCTATTGTTACGCCGGTTATCCACACGTAGACCATGGCATCCCACGAGTGTTAATGGACACGGAATGGACACGGAATACCCGTGCATCGGTGCACGAATCGTGAGAATTGGGTGGTGGAACTCTTGCATATATATTCCGGACGTGATATATTATAGATAGATAAGGAACGGATCACGAAAAGGAACAGAGAATGACCAGGACCATCACCACCATCGAAGAGCTTGAGGCCATCATCGACAGCACCGATAGCCTGTTCGTCCGATGGAGCCACGGCCCGGAAGCCGATGCCGCTAATGGCTGGATCAGCAAGAACTGGGCAGGCACCTGGCAGGAATGGCGCGGTGATTACGATTACGTTCCGGTCGATGAAGCCGGGCTGAGCGCCACTGAAATGACCGACCCGCGGGATGCCAAAAGGTGGGCGAAAGAAACCTACGGTACCGTTTGCTACGTCCTCACCGGCCGCGTGATTGATCGATGCAGCGATGACGAGCCCCTGTTGGTCAACGTTGAGCCGGTCGCCATCCTCAGTGCCGAACTGATCGCCAGCTTGTAACAGAAGGGATACACCATGGATGATACCAAAGCCATCGCCTGGATCGACGCGGAGTACCAACGGGCCATCGACCGCCTCGGTGCACGCGGTCATGATCTGCGTGTACAGCAGGTCATACGCGACACAGTAGCCAGTGCCTACCGTGCTGGCCGCGCCAACGCCTGGAACAATGTGTACCCTGTCAGCACCGTCGCCGAGATGCTCGGTGTCACTACCGCACATGTTCACCTGTTGTCCCGCAAGCACGGCATCGGCACGATCATTGGCCGTGAGCGCCTGTTCCGTGACGAGGACGTGCAGGCGCTGAGGGCGATACCGGATCGCCGTCGCCGTGATGTATCCTAGCGGCAAATGGTTCTCACGCCCGTGGGGGATGAACCGCAAACGAGCGGCAGCAACTCCACCAGCCCACGCACGGGGTGCAACAGCAAAGCCCCACGCACGGGGTGCAACAGCAAAGCCCCACGCAATGTGTGGGGCTTCATGCTCACACGAGCCGAGCCGGCGACAGGATTCGAACCTGCACAGATGCTGGGTTCCAGGCGCTCTGCCGTTGAGCTATACCGACCCGTGAGGGCCAGTATCGGGATTCGAACCCGAACCTCCTGGTGTCCAGCAGCGTCTCCCATTCCGCCACGCCGGAACGGCCCGTGTATGGCTAGTTTACTCGCTCATATCCCGCCAAACAGCACCGACGCATACGTCTCAAACACACCCGGTACTGTGTCCGCCAGCCACCCATCCGACGCCTCGGCAATCGATGCGAACCCGTCCGACTCCGGATGTGTCAACAACCGCATGGCAATCGGGAACACCAGCAGGTGCGGCGACTCCACGGCTACCCGTGCCAGTTGCAGGTGCGCCGCCGTGGGTACGTACCCATCGGCCGCGCCCGCACGTCCCAGCACGTAATACCCGTGTCGGTTCAGCGCGGCCTGAACCGCGCCCGTGTAATCATTGTCGTTCACCGCCGCCCGGTATCGTTCCGCATTTGTCATGGCCATGGTTCGGTTCCTCCTAAATAGCCGTTACCGTCAACGCGCCTGCGTTGTCAACCTTCACGCGATACAGCGTCCCGTTCGGTGCCTTCAGCACCAGCCCCTTCGTTGCATCGCCGATCTCAATATCCCGATTGCCCACCATCACCTGATCGGCGCGCGTTGTGGTTGCCTGATAACCCAGCGCCACCGACCCGGCATGGTCAGCACGCGATTCTTTCCCCAGCGCCGTCGCGTTCACCGCCCCGGCGGTCGCCCAGTGGCCGTACACGCTGATACCGTCAACCTGCACCGCGCTCGATTGCCCGGATTGATACCCGAACGCCGTTTGATTGTTCGCCGTTGTGGTCGCGTTCGCCGTCACATTGCGAGGAGAGTACAGCGCGTAAACCCCATTGGCGGTGTTGCTGACGCCCGTGGTATTGGAGTACAGCGCGCCAAACCCATTGGCGGTGTTGTTGCTGCCCGTGGTATTGGAGTACAGCGCGTAAACCCCATTGGCGGTGTTGCTGCTGCCCGTGGTGTTGGAGCGCAGCGTGTCACGCCCATTGGCGGTGTTGCTGCTGCCCGTGGTATTGGAGTACAGCGCGTAAAACCCATTGGCGGTGTTGCTGCTGCCCGTGGTGTTGGAGCGCAGCGCGTAAACCCCATTGGCGGTGTTGCTGACGCCCGTGGTATTGGAGTGCAGCGCGTAAAACCCATTGGCGGTGTTGCTGCTGCCCGTGGTGTTGGAGCGCAGCGCGTAAACCCCATTGGCGGTGTTGCTGCTGCCCGTGGTGTTGGAGTACAGCGCGTCACGCCCATGGGCGGTGTTGCTGACGCCCGTGGTATTGGAGTACAGCGCGCCACGCCCATTGGCGGTGTTGCCGCTGCCCGTGGTGTTGGAGTACAGCGCGTCACGCCCATGGGCGGTGTTGTTGGCATACGCGCGGACCTCACCGATACCGGCGATCAGTGCCGCCGGTGCCAATGTCGCGGCGCGAACAGTAGCCGCTGATAGGCTGCCCTCCTCGTTATCCAGCGTCAACGTTGCGGTCTGCGTACCGGTACCACTCGCCACAATCACGAATGATTGCGATTGCCCGTTGCTGTGACTGTATATCGGTTGCACGACTGAATCGATTGACCCGCCAATCGCATAACCGGACGTTACAGACATCGTGAAATCGAACTGATATCCCGTCCCATTGGTCACGGGAATACTGCACGACATACTGGCAGCACCAGCCCCGACAATTACGGTGTTGGTGCCACTGTCATACACAGCCGCCCCGGTGTACGTCCACGCGCTCAATGCGGGTGTGAGGTTGGCTCCCAATGATGGAGCCGCTCCTGAAAAGGTCTTCAATCCCGTAATCGTCTGCGCCCCGGCTTTCGTCACAGCATCCGCGGCGTTGTTGACCGTGGTTGTCGTGACGGTATCCAGGATCGACTTGTTGGCGTGCGTGTGGCGGTCAGCGTTCAACCCGTCCAGCGCCGCTGGTTGCACGGCGCTATCGGCTTTCGCGCCCTGCGAAGCAGTAGCGAAATCTCCGGTGTTGGCGAACGCGGCGGTGCCGAGGCTGGCCGTATCGGCCTTCAGCGCCAGCTTGTCGTTGGCCTCATCCCGAATGCCCTCGGTGTAATCGTGAAGCGGTTCGTACCAATCCGTTGTCCCTTTTGCGGGATATGGTGGTGCGGTCATGCGTGTGCTCCTTCCTATGTTTCCCCAAATGCGCCGCGGCCAAATCCGCCAGTCGCGTCAACGCCAGCTGGCGCTGGCCGGATATGTGCCATCGGTATCGGTGTTGACCCATCCGGCACGGTAAATCTGTACTCAACTCGGGGCGGCACCTCACGTCCCGTGGTAGCGATCTCCGTCAGCACGTACGGGATGCCACAGAACAGGTCAAGCTCCCAACGGCCCTCGCTGTCCGTCGTGATGGTGTGAACCAGCGCCGGGACCGATCCGTCGGCACGATATGCGCTCGGATCAACGGCGATCTTCGCCATGAACCCTGGCCATATCGTCCCGTCCGGGCGGTATACGTAATCCCACACGATCCGTTCTGTCAGCGGTGCGAGCGTCATCCTTCACCTCCTGACGGGCCATACCCAAACCCCGACGTAGCGTGTTCATATGTGCGAACGTCCGGCATTGATACCGGCGTTGATCCCGAGGGGACCGTGATCGTGTACACCGTCCCCGGTGGATACGATGTGGTGGTGCCAACACGGCGGAATGCCGATACTTCCTCCACCCGATACGTCACGCCCGTAATCAACGTCACTTCGTAATGCCCGTGCTCGTCGGCAACGCTCTCAATCGAGGCGGTGGGAGCGACGCCGGTCAATAACGGGGTTGCCTCAGCGATCCGGAACCGCATCACAAACCCGCTCGCCTCGGTGGTGTCCGGGCGATACACGTCATCCCAAATTGTCCGGGTGGGCAGTATCGTCGCCCCGTACCCCGCACCGATCGCCCCATCAATGGCGTTTACGGATACGAGCATGTGGCCGGAGATCCCGCGTACCGCCATATCCACGATCGACGTGACCGCGGTTGACGCGATCCCCGTGGTCCCGTCCATTGCCGCGATCGACGTGACCGCGGTTGACGCGATCCCCGTGGTCCCGTCCATTGCCGCGATCAATGTGGCAATGGCAGCGACGGTTGCATCGGCAACGTTGCCGGCGCCCTCGCATACCGCATGGACGGACACCGCATGATCCGCCGAAGCATCCGCTGTCGGCATCGCCGTGACGATGACGGATGCGCTGGTGGTGTATTCAACCGGTGCGATCCCAAACGGGCCGTCACCGAATGGAAGGTCGGCAAATCCGTCCACCATCAGTCCACCCCGATGCTGACGCTGCCGATGGGCATCTTGATTGTGATTCCCGCATCATCCACCACGCGGGCGATCGGCAGCGTCCCGTGGAACCACATGTTCCCCCCGGTTGCGGCGTCGAACCAGGCGTAATGCGTGACGGTTCCCCATGCTCCCAGACTTCCCGGAAACGCGAGGTCCACCAGCGACGCGGAGGTCATCACCCCGCCCACGCTGGTCGCGGCGCCGAACGTCGCTTCGTTGCGTGGCGCGGCGACACGGGCATACCCCATGCCCGAAACCTCGGTACCACCGCCCACGTCACTCGGTGCCGAGGTGAACAGCGCCAGGTACCAGGTCGCAGGAATCGCGTCCGCCGTCCCACGTGCCAGCCGCTCGGCTGTTTTTTGTTCTGCGTAGTCAGTCATGTTAGCCATTGGTCAGTTCCCCCCTTACTTCAGGATGCTCTTCCCCGTCGCATCCTCGACCGTGTTCTGGGCCAGTGTGATCACCAGCGTCGATACGATCAGGATGTACGGCGTATAGCTACTCGGCACGTCGTTGGCAATCTGCTCAAACAGCACGGTGAACGTGCCGCCAGCGGCGAGCTGCAACAGCGTGCGTAAGAATCGTTTCCAGGCGTCGTTCATGGTCAACTCCTTTTGATCGAACTCACAACGTTTGCTTGTGAGTTGCCGGAAATCCCCATAACCGTGCGGAGATTTCGTTTTGATGCTGGTTTGATGATTCCCCTAAACCCATCGAATTCGATGGGTTTTCCGCGTGTCACCGCGGTTGATATGGTTCGTGTCATAGTGCCGCCATCACCCCGGCGGCTGGGAGATGCTGGATCACCGCCTCTCTCAGGAGATAGCCAAGGTGTGCAGCACCGTATCCTGCACCCAGCCGGTACCGAACCCGTCAATCCGTAAGTCGTAGAAATCGACACCATCCACGCGCTCCGGCCCGCTGATGACGGTGCCTTTCGTGCCGCGTGGCAGATTCTTGATGAAGTTCGCCTTGTTGTTCTCGTAGTCCCAGAATCCTGGAGACGTGCGGATCGGCGTCTCAAAGCGAAGCTCAAATGCACGTTCGGGTGATTCTGGTTTGGCGATCTCTCCGCTCTCAATGTCGCCCGCAATCGTGTATTTGCCCGTCCAGCCCATCCGCACCGATGCGAGGTGTGCGTAGGCTTTCAGCAACCCGATCGCCTCAGCGCGACCGAAGCCCGGTGCGTCCAGGACCGCCTTGTCCTGGGGATTCGTGAACGTCGCTGCTTCGGTGATGAACACGCACGCGTTGTTGATGAAATACGAATCACTAACCGCACCAAAGAATCCGAGCCGCCAGCCACTACCGCCCACACCAGTGGCACGTTCACTCATGGCACCGCCCTGCCAGACGGGCACGCCAATCGCTCCGCAGACGATCTGTGCCATCGCCCCGGCTTCGGCGCGCACGTCGTTGTCGATATGATCACCGGCGGGTTTGCGGCCAGACAGCCCCTTGGAATCCGGATAGATAATGAATCCACCACGCACCGATGTATTACTCAATCCCTGATGGTGGATCTCGGTCACGATGTCGGGCAGCCAACCATCGGCCACATATTGCCGGACCGTGGCAGCGGCCGCGTCCAGCGGTCCGGGGAAGCTCCCCTGCCCGTCGTTCGGTGTCCAGCAGCGCACATCCCAGCCAGTGGAAGCGCGGACGATTGCCAGTAGTTCCTTGACCACCTCGCGGTTCTTCACCAGCTCGTATGGATTGCCACCCGATGTGTTCGCGTGCCCCACGCCGATGGCCACGCGTAGCGGTCGATTGCCAATGCTTGCCATGTCGTAACCTCCGGAAAACGCAAAAACCACCGGCCACAGCGTCCTGCTGTGAAACCGGCGGCCAACGCCACCTGTGATTTCGTTATGCTGCCATTCTATCAGGCAGCGGTCGGTTGCCGCGTGATAATCCGCTTCTCGCCGCATTCGCACCGTGCCAGCACCCGACCGTCAGGCAGGATCACCGGACGTGGCACCAGTACCTCAATCCGACCTGTATGGTGGAAGTGCGCGATTGGTTCCTTGCATTTCGCGCACGTCAGGACGTTCCGGCTCACCTTCCCTCACCCCCCACCTGCTGCCGTACACACGTCAACTCCGCCTCAATCCGGTCCTTTTGCGACCGAAGCTCCTTGCTCTGCGCGCGCAGTTCTTTGACTTCGGCTTTGGTCACCGCCAGCGTTTCTTCCAGGATCGCTTTATCGACGCGCAGTTCCCGTATCTCGATGTCGGACGCGGCCTGCCGGTCCTTCAGCGCGGCGATGTCCGCACGGAGCTCGGTTACGTCATCGCGGAGCGATTTCGCCTCCGATTGAGCCGCGAAGCCAACGCGTAGCTCCCGCCAGATACCACCAATCCCGGCCAGTACGCCACCAACCAATAACGTCAGCAGTGTTCCGTCGATTTTCGGCATATCCACCACCTCCTTCCTAATTCAGGACCCGCAGCATCCGATACCCGGCACCGCCGGAATCAGCCGCACCCACCTCCACCCACCGCATGCCAGGCGATCCACCAGCGTTCATGAACACCAGCGCGGCGGTCTGATTCGCACCCGGCGATCCCACATCAAAACGTCGTTGTCCGCCCGCGTGAACGCGCATGCCGTTATGAACGGTTATCATGCCGTTGTTCCCATTCGCCCATTCCACGATCGATGTATCGATGCCGTTGTTGGTGATTTTGCTCACGTCCAGCGTCACCACGTGGGTTTGGGCGCATGTCGACGCAATGGTGAAATCGAGGGTGCGCGTCTCCAGGTCGCACCCAACGGTATGCGCCAGCGTGCTCGGGCCAGCTGACAGCGATGCTCCGACTTGTGGTCGTGGGCTCCGCAGTGCAACGTATTTGACCTTCTCCGATGCGTTGCCCTGGATATTGATCGCGCTGACCAACCCCTCCAACGTCGGCGTATCGATCGTGATGTATCCGCATTCACGTGTCGTTCGTGACCGGATATCGAAACCCACCGCGGCTTTCGCAGCAGAGCATCCATCCAGCACCAACCCAAGACATCCTTCGATGTACCACCCCGTTCCTCCCGAACCGGTTTCCGCACCACCGATCCCCTTACAGCCCGTGAATATGACCTCCTGCATATCGATCACGTGCCAGGCGTGGCCCGTGAAGTTCCCAGACTTCCCAACCACCTGCACGTTGCTGGCGTATATGGACTGCCCGACCTTGATCGATGCCGCCGGGTTTGGGATCATCGACACGCCCTTGCTGTTGCCGTTCAGACCGTATATCAGGATGTCCCGCAACGACGCGTTGTCGTACGCCCCCACGATCTCGATACCATCCGCCCCGAGGCTGTTGGTCATGTCGATTTGGAGATCGGCAACTTGCGGCCCACGGTTGATGTAGGCGTTGTCGCGCAGACGCAGTACCGGGTTGCCAGCGGTCAGTGACGCTGTTGCCACCAGCCGTGTGCCCCAGCCGCTTGCCCCACGAATACGCACGCCCGGTTTGTTCGGGTCGATGGTGTCGCTGACCTTGTAGGTGCCAGCGGGCAGGATGATGTCGATACCCGCCGTGCTGCCGGAGATACCCGGCACAGCCGCTACAGCCGCTTGCAATGCGGCGGTATCGTCGGCAACACCGTCACCGACCGCACCGTACTTCTTTACGTCAAGCACATGCTGGTCAAACGGCACCTCATCAGCGATGAACCGGCCTTTACCACCAGCCAGCGGATGCACCCACCCGGCGGTTCCGGCTGGCAGCCCCGCCACGGTGGACGGGAACCACATTTCCGGCACGCTGGCATCCACCGGCGTGAATCGCACCCATACACCAGTAGCGCCAGCGCGGGTCACCACCGCATGGCGGGGCAGCGACGCTTTCACGGCGTCGGCTATATCGCCCTGTATCCCCTTGAATGCGTTGAACATATCCATATCAACCGCCTCCAATTGCACGGCTTGCGGTCAGCACCATGCCGGTATCGGTATCGTCAATCGAGTTCATCGCCCACAGCCCGTTGGCGTGTGGCATCGACGGGTCGTCGATCCGAATCACGTCGTAGATCGTCAGGTCGGGCAGTGGCAGCGTCGTCAGCCGAATCGTTTCGCGCACGGATTGTCGGTCGCGCTCGCGTTCGGCAATGGCCTGAAGCGCTGCCTGATCCACGGCGTCTTGCACATGCACTGGCGGTGCGCTGCGCGTCACGCCCGTCACCACGGTGGAATGAGGATCGTTCGGGTTGGTGTTGTAGGCGTGCGCGATCATCGCGGTACCGCCATCACCGAAATCTTCCTTGATCGCCCGGAAGTGGTTGTAGACGGTGCCTGAGAGCGCCGGTATCTCGACCGGTGCCGCCAGCAACCGGCGGTCGCCAGCACGGAACGTGTAGCGCGGCTGAGTGTTTGCCAGCGTCCGAACCGGCATCGTCGTGAGTTCACCGGTCATCGTCGTGGACAGGGCGAAATGCCCGATGGCGGAGAGCCGATCGGCATTGATCGCGTCGTACCCGTAGCTTTTGTCGTAGGCCGTCTGGATGCGCGTTGTCGCGGTCGCGGTGGATTCCGGCAGATCGAAGCGAGAGTCAGGCAATGGCATCATCGTGCAGGTGCCGACACGAATATCGTCCCACAAATAAAACTCGTACCATGCCGGGCCAGCGGCCTCATACAGGGCCGTAACGAAGACGTTGGCGTACGATGCCGACGCCGGGACCGGTAGCACGCGGTAAACACGCCCCCACTGGTCAACCGTGCCCACATAGCCGACAACATTGGACGAAATCAACGCGTTGGCGGAGTCGCGAAATTCCACGGCCATGTACGAACTGGCACCGCCGATACGGCGGCCCAATCCGCTGAAATACATGAACTGGGCACCTTGCGGCACGCCCACGGAACAGTAATTGAACGATACTGCCCCCGCCGGACGCGAAGGGTTTGCAACCAGATAGAGGTATTGGTTGCCCTCGATAGGCGTTCTCCCGGTGGCGTGGACGTCCGTGTATTCGCGGCTCCCAACCCAACTGCCCTCGAACCATGATGTCCAGCCAGACCCCCCGAGTTCAAAACCGCCGTTCTCCCATAAGAGATTCGGTCCCATGATCCCACTGGTGGCCATCTTCGCGGCGACACGCACGTCGTTCATGACGAGACCACCGACCGGGGTATAGAACGTCTCGGTCAATCCGGCATCCGCCAGATCGTTGATGATGTCGAACCCGTTGGCGGTCTGGAGCTGCGACGGCGTGCCCGTCTCAATCCGCACGGCACCGTCGTACACGATGCCGGGGCTGGACAATCGCCAGTGGCCACGTTGGTAGCGGATGATCGCGCCTCGCTCAGGTGTGATGGTGCGGTACGTCGTGATCCACATATTCGGTTCAAGGATCCCGGATTCCGCGACCACCTCGATCTGACCCTTGGAACCAGCGCGGTCGATGTCCCACGTCGGGTGAACCGACACGATACCGGGTAACAACTCCAGGTCGTTGCCGTTGCGATCGCTGCGATACGTTTCGTCCTGAATATGGAGGATGCCACTCATGTCACATCCTCCTCAAACGGATCGAAATCGTATTCCTGGAACTCCAGGGACACAGACTCGACCGTGTGGGCCGGGTTGGCATCGATGCTGTTGAGCGTGACGTAGCGCAGGCCACGGCTCCCCCCGCGACCAGCTCGCCAGCAAATTCCGTTCGGGCGACCGTTTGGTGAAGCTTCCGGGCGCTGCCAATCAGCGAGTCGGTACAGGGCATCGAGCTGATCCATCGCGCTCACGCCCTCGGTCGGCACGAACGTGTAATCACCGGATGGATCGTCGGTCTGCTGGCCGGTGATGAACGCCACCGGTGCGCGTCGACCACGCAGGCGCACGTCGCGGCGCTCAGTGACCGTGTTCATATGCGGCTCGAATGAACCATTGAGCGGCCCGTATTTCAGCCAGACATACGACGCCAGCGGATCAGCGTTGCTGTGGATCAGCGTCCCATTCCACGCGCACATCAGGTCGATGCTCACCGGCGGCGATTCGATGATGTCGTTACCGACCAGCACCGATTGAACCACCGTGTATCGGATCCATTGATTCGACGGTACGTCATGGTCATACAGGTCGAGCGTGCCGCTGTTCACCTGATCCGGGAACTGGCGCAGTGTTCCGGCAATCGGAGTTCCGTTCTCGCCGGTCACGAACTGACGCGACCAGCGGTAAGCGCGGAACTGTCCCCCCGGATAGCCGGACGCACTGTTATGGACGCGCATGTAGTGGGTGCCGTTGACGCCAGGATATGCCATTGCCGATCCCGTGATAATCAGGGGATCAATGGGCGGGTAATCCAGTGTCAGCGTTCGCGTGGAGGACTGCCCCCACAGCGTGGTGGAATCCTGCCCGAACACAATCCAGCCGATGGTTTCGCCATTGTTCCATTTCTCGCCACCGATCCAGTAGGTCGAGGACTGCACTGTGTGCGATGCACCCGCGCCGGACTGGTTGCCCGTGTTGTAAACCAGCGTGCCGCCGATCCACCCCTCGATACGCCATGCCGTTTGATCCGCGCACGTCCAGGTGATCGTCGGTGTGGTGGTGCTGACCGTCGGGCCAGCAGGTGCCGTAATAGTGACCGTTGGTGCAGCAACGTAGTTGATCGTGATTGGTGCTGACCACGTAGCCGAGCCGATTGCGGTCGCGCCGCCGCTATAGAGCGTGCCATCGAACGCGGACGTCCGCACCTTCCGGATTGTGCCGAGCGACGCCAGGTGCGTAGAGGTGGTTTGTAGTTCGTAGCGACCGGTGCCGGCGTTCCATGTGGCCGTGTAGTTGCCGCCCTGCTGCACGTCACTGGTGTTATAGAACCTGACATACATCGTCAGCGTGCCGACGGCTTTGTCGGCGTCGGATGTGTCGATCTGGATCAATGGCCGGGTGTTACCGATGAACCCGCCAGCTGGCGACGTAATGACCGGCACCGTGGGCGCAGCGTTCGTCGTGAACCAATGGATCGGGCTGTACTGCGACCAGTTTCCGTTGGTGTCGCGGGCGCTGATCTTCACGCCGTACGTGGTACCTGGCTGTACCGCGAACGTTGACTCCGCCCACGTCATGGAGAGCGTGCCGTTCGGCGCAATGCTCACGTCTTTGCCCGGCGACTCCTTGATCAGGTTGCCGCTGGCGTTCACCAGTTGCACCACAAACCGGTTGCAGTTCAGGCCACCGGTGCTTCGATACACGGCGGTGATATTGCCCGGTGCGGTGTGGTTTGCCACCCATGCGGGCGGTGTAGTGGGTTCATCGACGGACGCGTCGCTGTAAACAACGAACGAAATGGACCGCGAAACCGACATCAGTCCGCCACGGTCGATGTGATACACGAAATACGTTACTGGCGTGTCGAACGGTACCGGTGTCGCCAGCGCGTGTGATGACTGGCGGGCGGTGCGCTCACCGCTGCTGGCGGTGTAGGTAACGTTGTCGCGTACCACGCCGCCCCACCAGGTTTCGTAGTGAACCTGCTCCAGCCGATCCCAGGCGACACCGTTCGCCAGCGTCTCGTTGTCATCGCTGAAACTGGCAGTCATGGTCGGCGTCTGGCTGTTTGCCGGACCGCTTATCACCACCGCGCCCGGCTGGTTAGGAGCGACGTTTTTCTCGCCCTCCATGACCACGGCCTGGTGGCCCGCGTTCACCGTGCTGCTGTAACCGCTTTGCGGGATACCGCTTCCGTCGGTCGCACGATCGTAGAACCAGGTGTTGTGGCTGCCGGGTATGGTCGCTGCTTGCACCATGCCGACCGATGTGCCAGCGTCACGGGCAGCGATGCCGAACGCATACCCGGTATCGATATCGCCCAGGAACGGTTCGGTGAAGTTGAGCCACTGCCACTCGCCTTCGTTGGAGCCGGTGAACAGGACGGAGGTACTGCCCTCGGCGGTGTACTTCAGTACCGCGTTCGGTACACGCGAACCCGCGCCGCCGGAGCCGGTACCGGTGGTGGTACTCATGGCGTAGAAGCGGAAGCGCTTGGTGCCAGCGGTATTACGGCCTACTCGACCACCACCCCGGTACCACCAGTACTTGCCGGTATCGACGGTGTTTCGCTCGGCGACATATGATCGCTGCACGTTCGCGTTGACGGTCGCCCAGTCGGGCGTGCCGCCCCCGCTGTTCCAATACCGCCCTATGCGTTTGATCTGGTTACTGCTCATCGTCCACCGACCTTCCGGTACTGTGACGCGCTATTGGGATCGGTCATGACGGCGTGGAGGGCGCGGCCCTTTTCGGCACCGTCCATCAGCCTCACCATTTCATCCGGCATGACGTAATAATTGTTGACAATGGTTGTACCGCCAGCACCCGCCAGCGATCCGCCGCCACTGATGTTCGGCACATAGCCGCTCAGCTGGCGGGTGACATCGTCCCAGCCTTCATCCAGACCACGACTCAATCCAGACATAATCCAGAGGCCCGGCTGGTACAGCATCTTTTTGTCACGAGCTTCCGGGCCTTTCCAGTCGGCGGGATTCAACCCAGACAGCCAACCGGTGACGGTGTTCCAACCGCTTTTGAGTCCGTCCAGCAGTCCGTTCATGATCGAAACACCCGCATTCCAGAGCGAGCTCGATAGATCACCAATGGCAGCGACGATCATGGTGCCGAGATTGATGAACCAAAACGATACCGCGACCCACTTGTCGAGCGCGCCATTCCAGAATCCCGACAGCAAATCCGTACCGCGAGACTTGATCGTTTCCGTGGTGTCGGCAATAGCGTTGA